TTAACACCGTTGGGTAATAGACATTCAAACAATAAAGCTCTTCTTTCTAAACTATTGACTGTGTGCACATCTGCAAAAGTAAAATCACCGTGACCTTTCTCGTGGTCATACAAATATTCATTTCTGATGTATGCGCTGAAGGGGGGTAGGTTATGATTCAAATATGCCATGCAAAACGATTAAAATTTTGTAAAAATTTTTTATAACGTTTTTTGACACCATTGTCACTCTCAATCTTGCAACCGCAACTACTCTAGGGGTGTCAAGCAAAAAAGGGGGGGTTGGGGGTCGTTTTATCCCGGGCCGCCGTAGGCGTACGCCAAGCTAGGCAACCAAGCCCCAAAAAAAACTAGATGTAGTTTCGTTACTCATGGGTATCCACTACATCTAGAAGGAGCGGGGGGCGATTGCAATACTTCGAATCGGATTCGGAACCCCCCATGAATAGCCAAGACTAGTCGGCTAATCCTATGCGTTTCAACAAGTAGCCGATATCCTTTTGCATATGATGTAGCAAATGGATTCTTTCTTCCTTGTTCTCTGCAATCCACTCAACAATACTGTTAGCCATAACACCACTAATCAACTTCCAATCCATGCTGTCCTTACGAGGAACACCAGATATAATTGATTCGAGATCGCCAACAGTTGCTTGATCTTTACTGTATTCTACCATCTCAGTAATAACAGGTGTAATGTCCACACCCTTTACTGATTCTACTTTTACTAAGTCTTTAGATTCACTAGTCATTTCTATTTCTCCTTTAACTAATTAATATGATACCACTATATGCTATAATCCACATAAGCGAAACCCATAGTATTAACTCTAACATATTCATCTGTGGATAACTTTCCTTTCTACTTAAAATTGAGGTAGGGTGCGAACCGTAAGTTTAGCATTACCTATTACCTATACGCACTTTGTTGTCGTGGTAACCTACCTCAGTATACCAGTAGTAGGACGCTGTACAGCAAATGACTCCAGCATTCCGGGGATACCTACCACTTAGCGGGGCGAAGTTTCGAATAACTCCGTGTGCTTCGCCTAATGACTTTATACCATAACGCGAGGAGTTTGCCAATGGAGTTTGGAAAATACCTGTGGATAACCCCATTCTTATACTGCATGACCCCAAACCATCTGCTTTGATTGTAGTAGATGTTTCCCGCGGGCGCCGGGCGACAAATGTCCAGAGGGCCTACCCCTTTCTGAGTGGGTAGGTGCTTCTCTGGAGTTTTCGGAGTTTGGATTCGTCTGCTGCGTACCAGCAGCTGCTGCAGCTCATCTTGCTGCGGACCAATCGAACCCGGGCAGCGAGTAGCTGCCGTTAATAAATTAATACATACCAAATTAAAAGGCCGAAAACCGCCAATTTTATCGGTATTAAATACAATAGTCAGTCCATATTTACCTCTCTTTCTCATTCTAACCAGGAGAATACCACCTGAATTTCCAGGCGTCAAGATCTATTTCAGGGTGGAGGCAAAAAAAATTTGGCGGAAAACAGACATTCATGACTGAAGGATCATCGGAAGTTCCCGCGGGCGCCCGGTGCCCGAACTGGCCTTATACCGAATCCGCAGAAACGCGGGGTTTTTATTACTGGAGTTTGGGAGTTTCCACGAACAAGAGCTGCACGGGCCCGGTGCCTAACTTTGTCAAGCGTTAGTTATCCACAGGTTGGGGGTAACTATGGGAGTTTGGGAGTTTGCGAGCTTCTACCAGCTGCCTTATCGCAGCGGGCGCCCGGGAAACTTCACCGGACCATAGTGCTTTGACCTTGGAGGTATCTTTTTGTCGGAGTTTGGGAGTTTGGGTGGCGTGAAAAACGTTTACCGTGCGTGCGTCTGGGTCGTAAACCAAGATAAATGCTGGTGCACCCTTCATGCCAAACTTCATGTGCCAGGCATTTTGCAGTGGTGAAATTAGTACCGTTTCGGTACCATCTCGCCTACGTTTCAATACTTTCAATTCTAATGTTATAAATCCTGTGTCTTTATGAAAAGCTACGCAATCTGGGAATCCTGGTGTAGCGTAGGACTCAATACGAGATACTACGTAATCACCATCTTCTAAACATGTCTTTAAACTCTTCCAGAAATTTGTTTCCGGTTTTGCGGTCATACTTCTTCTTGTTCTTGTTCACCTTTTGTTTCCATTGGGGTGATGTCCTTAATTCTTTCGCTATAGGGTTTCTCTTCGACCGATAAGATTGTCTTGTTGCCTTCTTTGCTAAATTCACCTGTTAATCCTAACTCCTTCAATTGTTTCAAAACATCCTCTCTTGACATGTCATCAATTGATCCTGTTCTTATTTCTTTTCTCTCTACATACAATCCTGCAGCTTGTCCACGTAATCTCTCAGCGTTGATGGCAGCACTGTGTGATTTGTCCTGGAGTGCCTTCTCACGTAGTCTAGCCAACTCTGTTACGTGTTGTTTCATTTCTACCTGATGTGTTTCGTGTAACTCATTACGTTTCTTGTTCACCATTTGTACTACTTTGGGATATTTGCTAGGGTTCAACAACTCTGACGCTGTGGTTGCTGCACGTTCTGGTTTGTATCCAGCTTGTCTTGCACACTCTGTAGGTGTCAACCTACCTGCTTCTTTTGAGTATATCTCTACAAATATACGCTGCCTATCTGTCAATCCATCCTCACCCTTTGGATGTTTTAATGCCATATCTCTGGTATTGGCAATGGTATTACGGACCACCTTCTTTTCAATCTGCTCTAACTTGTTGTTATATATGTCTTTTTTGCTCATTTTAACTATAAAATACTATAATTTTGTCCTTTTCCCATGAACTCGTAATACCTTCGTAATACTCTGTATCCCTTATCCCATATAGAGAATTGGCAAAAGGTATTACGGTATTGGCAAATCCCGGTAAATAAAAAAATAAAAAAACTTTTTAGCATCCTGCGCACAATACAATACTTTCTATAATACCACGATGCTACGCTTAGAATATGGAATATCATCAATATATCCGCGCTTTTTTAGTGATTGTACATACGCATGCACATTACTCTTAGACTTCATATTTGTCATCTGTTTTATCTCCTCATACGATGGTGAGTATCCATTTGACTTAATAAAAGCCTTGATTTGAGCCAAAAACTTTGCCTGTTTTGGTGTCAATCCCTTCTTCGCCTTGCCAATACCTTTGCCAATACTCATCTTATGTCCTCCAGCCCTTTTGCATTTGGATTAGACCAGTAATCTTTTCTCATTTGATTTAACATTTCTCTTTCACCCCACTCATCTATTGTTTCTTTTGTTATAGATGCCTCTAGTGTTTTTTGTATTTCTTTTTCTTCCTCTGTTAACTCTATTCTCTTTGGCCCTTTTTTACGTACATATGTATTTACTTGTGCCCATGTAATTATATACTCTGATGCCTTCGGCCTTATGTATCCTCTCTCTGGGTCCACACCAGGATAGTTTGGTGTTGGGTCAGTGTCAAAGTTTTTCTGTATATATTCTAATACTTTATCATCATCATCAAATTGTTTTACTATCTTTTCTACTACAACTTTGTCTTTCCATAAATTAATTTCGTACGTCTGCATGTGTCACCTGTAAATATTCTATTTTTGTTATCCAACCTTTTGGTAATGCTATCGCACCACCACCATGATTATCATCCCGGTCCAAGCACCACGATCTCATAATCACGACCTTATCATCATTATTCACCACCATCCACCCCACCTCCTGACAGGTGGCTAACGGTGCAGCTACGATCTCTTTGATGTCTAGCCAGCCAGTCTCCATATCACGGGCGTCATGCCATGTCACACGGACCATCGGTATGCTGTTTATATCCATTAAGATAGTTTAACTATTTTTTCTATCCATTCACGTATCATGGGTTTACCGTGATACATAGGTCGCTTTACATCTTCACGTTGAGCACTACCATCTTTGCTGACAAAAGACAATGTTCTTATCATTGCGTCTTCTTCATTCTTAGCGCGTATCAAATAACTAAAAGTTATCTCACGTTTAGTTACAATTTGATAAGTATTTCTTTCTTCACCTTTCTCTACGTGAAAAGCTTTCATGCCTCCCACCTCAGTGCCCTCTGCTGGCTGCTCAAATTTAATTTCTTTAAACGACTCTTGTTGATCTTGTAACGCCTTCTGCGCTCTTTGCTCACGTATTTTTTGTCGTTCTTTTTGTATGTGATCCCACTCCTGTGGTCTCTCCTTCATTATAAAGTCACGCTTCTCTGCGTGTGCTTTTTCTTCTGGTGTATTAGGTGTATTTTTTTTCTTCATATATCCTCGCATTGACAAAGCTTTTGATTAGATAATAATTCTAAAGCTCTCTCTGCCTGTTTTATTGTGTGATCAGCAGACTTGTAGTTTGATTTGCTGACCATATCTCTGTAAAAATCTATTAATCTATTTATTTCTTGTATCGCCATATCGCGTGTCATAGGTATATTTTCTGGTTGCATGTTAAAAACCTGGATATTCCGGACATACTTCACCGTCAAACGACTCGTAATAATTCATGGCGTCGCTTGCCTGTACCATTGCAATGTCGTCCTTATCAAACATTGCACTGTAAAACGCATCCTTTGCGCGTTTTAATTCTTCTCTAGTATTTACTTCTTTTATAACTGGGCTCATAATCCTACCATATACGAAAATATTTTGTATATCCATATCAACAAATAAAATGCGATGTAAAACTTTACAGGTATAAGAAAAAACCAAAACAATGTCCAGATCATCTCTTAACCGCTATGTATTCGTAATCAAAGTCATCGTGTTTCTTTTGCACCAATATCAACGAGCCTGCCTCAGCGACTGCGTGGACTGACTTTCCAAGTTTTTTTACTCTGTCGCTGTCGGCAGCTGCTGCTATCGGTTGCAATAGAGAATCTACTAGATAACCTCTGTAATATGTTATCCTATCTCCTGACTTAGCGTTTTGCAACCAGGTATTAAATGCTTTCTGACTTATCATATTTTATTTCTAATGTTCTTATAACATTCTTGTCAAAACATTTCAAGAACTTTATTTGGCAGTTTTCCGCCACAAATCGTGTCAAGAAAAAACTTTACTCGTAAGCCCTTGTAATCTATATATAAATCCTCAACTTCATTTCACCCAGTGGACTCTCTATGCTGCTCATTCGAGCAGTGAGGGTCCCGTTGTAATGGTTTGTAATGGTAACAGTATGTAATGGTATGTAATGGCAAGAAAGATCTGGTATAAATTTAGAAAATGGTTAAAGTATAACCCCGAAAAACATTATATGAGGGGAAACAATGATCAAGATAGTAATGGCAGTGATAATAACGTCGATGCCAAACTGGCCGTCAGTACGATATCAAGGATACATATATCCAGACATGGAGACATGCGAGTCGTACAATCAGATAATGATAGAGGACTTTAAATCTTACGCTCGCAGTGTAGGAGATGAACCAATACACTTTCAATCATTTTGTTTTGAAGCAGAATCTTTTCCAATAGAGGAAATGTTCGACCAGCCATCAGTTAACTTATAATTTTTCTTCTGGAGGAGAAATGAAAAAACTATTAATATTATTACTATTGTTATCTACAGCCACGTTTGCTAACGATACAAACACACAGACTAACACATCAGGTTCTAACACCAACATTACAGGAGGGTATACAGCCAATACTACAAACAATAATGACGGACAAACAAACACGACAACAAATACAACGACAAACAATTCAACTACAAATGGGTCAGACGTACCACCTCCATCAGCTAACTCACCGTCATACTCTTCGATGTCTCAAGATGTCTGTAGCATGGGTGTTAGCGGTTCTGTTTCTACTGGCGTGTTTGGCATATCTGGGGGAAAACATATAACCGATTTGAACTGTGAGCGTATCAAGCTCGCAAAGGTCCTACAAGATTTTGGAATGAAAGTAGCGAGTGTGGCAGTATTATGTCAGGACGCACGTGTTTTTTCTGCGATGGAAGCTGCAGGCACACCGTGTCCATACTCAGGTCTCATAGGTCCACAGGCCGCGGAAATGTGGGAAAAATACCCTGAACTAAGGCCTGACTACGAAGAACACATGGCAAAACAAGAAGTTGTTGCAAGAATAAATGCAGAGATTGCAGAGTTAGAAAGAATAGAAGCTGAACGTATTGCTGCAGAAGAAGCAGAAGCTGCAAGACTAGAAGCAGAGAGACTTGAACAAGAACTGCTTACACTAAAGGAGCAAGATGAAGTTAGCGATATCGAGCCTGTTATTGACCCTGTGCCTGTTAACGTCCACAACGACTAGCACAGAAGTAAACACAGGAAATATTCTTAACAACTCCACTTTTGGAACTGGCAGCACCACAACCACAACTGGTTGGTCAACAGACGGTAATGATGGTATTCATACCCACGGTGCTTGGAATGGATTTCCCTATGAAACAGGCATGGACAGCAGTGGTGGTGTATTAGCTTTTGAAGGACATGAAGAAGATAATGTATACCAGGATGTAGATTTAGTTGATGACGGTCATCTGACACAATCGCAAATGAATCAAGGTTTTACCTCAACCATGGGAGCAGACGTATGGTTTTGGAACAACATAGACAACACACTTACTCTTAAACAAACTATTACAGGAGCTGATGGCTCAGTGTCTACACAAGTTAGAGAAATAACTGGCACTAGTGGTTCAACTGGTAATAAATTTACGAACTATACAAATGTACACATCGAAGGTTCAAACACTCAAACAGATATTACAATTAGAGCAGAATTATTTAACGAAACTGCAGGCACAGCCTATGATGATTCTCATCGTGGACCAGATGTAGATAACGTTACATTAGATGTTACATATCAAAATGTGCCTCCCATTAATCAAGATGCACAAGAAGCC